CAGCCAACATATTAAATGCGCTGCTGTCACTCGTATCGTTGTACATACGAATGATCTGTTCCTTGGAATTGTACTTTTCCAGAACCTTCAGCACTTGTTTCAGTTCTGCTTTGGGGGTCGTGGCATCAAGCAGATATTTCGGATAGCATTTCAGCACACGACCCTCAATTGTAATCACACCTACAAAAGTGAATACATACAGATATTCGTTTTCACCGACCTCTACATCAGCGATTTCGATGTCCTCATCCAACAAATCGGTAAGGTCCTTCTGTGTGTCATTTGCTTTTACGGCCTTCAGAACGCCATATTCTTTCAGACGCTTCAGAATGCGGACAGTCTTTTCCTCGGAGCAATGAAACCCTTTGACCAGGTCTTCCTGGGTATAGCGTTTTTGTTCTCGTAAAAATACTGATATCATTCCACATCATCCTCTGGAACATTATCAATAAACTGGCTGCTGATTCCTTCGCAGAAAATGTAAACACCCTTGGTGTCAAATTCTCTGCAAATCTTGGAATACTGATTCTTTGCCTTCTCATCGCAGCCACCGAACAGAGTAATGCGCTTCTGCTTTGCGGCATCGTCGAACAGGTACATAATGACTTTGTTTTTAAAGATGCGAGTGAATACGGCAGAATCAATCATTTCGCCCTCCGGCAGGTTCTTCTTGGAAATGAAATACGGTCCCATCAGTTTATCTTCGTTCACCTTATAAGTGAGCAACTCATTATTGATGGCCTTGCGGAGCGCATTCCATTCCACAATACGGCGATAATCGCCTTGACCGAGAACAACCTTTTTACCAACGATTCCAGCCTCACTATCATCGATACCCAAATAAGTGAAATCCCATCTGCGCTTAAAAGCAGTATCCATCGGGAATACACCCTGGTCAGCACTATTCATGGTAGCCCAGATGAACATATTGTCTGGGATGCGAATTTCAGCGTAATCATCAGGATTGCCGCCAAGTTCTCCTGCCAGATACTTTTTGATATCCTCGGATGCTTGAATCGGATATTCGCTGACCTCGTCATCGCCACGGTCAAGCAACTGGAATACATCGCCGAACACGGCAGCGACATTGGCACGGTTGATTTCCTCAATAACAAGCAAGAACGGTTTGGGGGCATCAGTTCTGCTGTTCTGGAGGGCTTTCACATAAGTGCGCATAAATGGACCAGGCACATAGGAATAAGTAATGGCGTCCTTGCCGTCGCTGTCCTTGCAGGGCACTGGCTTATATGTACCGACAAAATTGGCATAGGAATAATCCGGATGGAAGGTCACGCGCTCGTATTCACCGCCATCAGCGAGCAGCAGATTCTTTTCGCGGTTCAGAGTAAAACTCTTACCAGTACCAGGAGCACCGAATAGGATGCGGTTACGAGGTTGGGCACTCGCCAAACCCGTCTCGAAGCGAATCGGGCGAACATGCTCAACTGCACTTTCTTCTATTGCATCGACTACGACCTCATCTCTGCCGTGTAGGAGTGAATATAGATAACACAAATTCTCGCTGTTTTTAAGTTCATAGAATGTAGTCAGTTTTCCTTCACCTTCGACAGGGAGAGTCTTACCTTCATCAAATACCTTCAACCAACGAACAGGACGGCAATGACCATAATCCTTATTTTCATCAAAGAAATATCCACCGGTAATGATGCCAATCCCTAAAATTTTCTGTCCTGACATTGCAACAGCATAGGTGGTATCAGCTACAGCAGAATAGAAGCTGTTAATTTCACCATATTTGCGAGAAGCAAGGCGGTTATCATAATTCCACTGACTTTTCAAAGCGTCAGTTATGATTGCTTTGCTATCAGCATCTTCTTGGTATGCAGCAGTCAGATCGCCCAATTCATTCCAGCCAATGGCAATGTAGTTATTCCGATGCCATTCATCAAAATATACCCCATTATCTCCAGTTCCAATTCGGTAGAATGTCTTTGGAGAGCCAATGTTCTCAAAAATAATTTTTGAGAAGACAATGCTCGAAATACCACACTCATTAATAAAGGTGCCAATCTGCCCCATGCGAATGAACTGTACGTCAGAAGGAATAATATTCAAATTGCAAAGAATATGCTTTTGCCATGCTTCATTATAGAAATTGGGCAGGATATGCGGGAACATCATGTGGTAATATTTCAAGAACCACATTTTAGTGATGTATTGCGGAATGACTGCATTCAGTGCAGTCAGAAGGTTGTTATAGTCATTGACTGTTGTCAGCGCTTCGTGGTTCGCAATTACATCAGCACCCGCAACGAGTGCATCACGAATCTGTCTGCCGATTTCGAGTGCTTCATCCTGGGAAACGGAACGCTGTCCACCCTCACCGAAGGAGGTTTTCCAGGTTTCTTCATTTCTGCTATAAAACAGATTATATTTGTATGCGGTACCTCCGGCAATGCTGCCAAATTGAGTGTACTGGGCATCAAACTCCAATGCGTTGCACAGACTTCGATCATTCACGCCGAGGAAAATATAGCCCAGCAGATCTTCGTCAGAGAGACTGCGCAACCTCTCCGGAGAATATAGCCCCTGGAATTGCCGATACAACGTATTTGCTTCAGCGTCTACTTGGACATATTTGGCAGCAGTATGCTTAAACCACGTGGGAGAGAGGTACTCGCCTTCACCCGCGATAGACTTTTCTTCCAGAAAACGGCGATATAAATCAAGACCAGCCGAAAGAGAACCGTTACCTCTTGCTTTGTTAAAGGCATCGTATCCTTTATTTGCTTTTATTGCCAGAATAACCTTATCAAAAATACCCACATCAGTGATGAAAAAAACGGATGTGTACGGTTCGATTGCTTCCGCAAATGTGCCAGAAACAGCTTTGAGCGCACTAATGTACTGATTTCGAGTGTTCTCTGAATATGGGTCGCCATTTGATTTTACCTCCCCTGCGAGCCACGATTTGAACGCATTTTCGTAATCAGTGTCTACGGCATCAGAGGGACGGAACATAGGTGCAAACCTGGAATCGATTTCAAGTAACTCTTTGCTGAAATTACCATAAACGCAATTCAGCGCAGAGAAAAATGCATTAGTGTCACTCAACTCACCAGATTCCAACATACGGATTGTCTGATTGGAGTGGTCATCGAGACCTATAATCGGCATGGAGGAGCAACGGTAATAATCGGCTGCAGCATCCCTCAATATGTCCAATCTGTTGATCGCATTCGGGAACACATAGAAAACTTCTACCTCAGTAGTGCTTTCGTCATTGTATTTTTCTCCCCTGGTTACAGAGGTAACTCTGCCGATTGCTTTAAACCCCTGCTTCCATTCGGTAGCTATTCCCTTACTGTTATCAGAACCGAGCCAAATAAAAACAATGACACCTACATCCAGATCCGTGGGAATCTGCGTACACACGACTGAAATAGGGAATGGCTCCGTTGAAGCGCCACCAGTTTTTGAATTAATGCGTTTTATTTCCTCAACGCTCGTCTTACCAAGCCTCAAGGTTGCAAATGTAAAATCAGCCATATTGCACCTCCGTTATTACTTCTTCATTTTTTCGATTTCCAAAGCAGTCCTTAATGGTTCAAAGAGTTTTCGCCCTTGATTATCCACTCGGCGCAGAATACCTTCGGCCGCATTGGGAGTCAAATAATATTTTCTGCTGACACGGTCGCGTTCAACAATCGCTGTCAAACTGGATTCTATTGGTTTGTGGGGCGTAGGTGCAACATTTCCACCAATATAACCATTCCCCCACGCAATACCTGCTCTCGGCCATTTATGGGTCATAGATGTGTCTGTGTAATCGACATCGGTAAATATGTCAGATTTCCACTCTTCCTTTGCAAACTCTGGAACAAAAGTTTTCGCACAATCGCCAGTAAAAGGTGTAATCTTGGCTTTCAACTCTGACTTTATTCTTTTTGCGACCCACTCAACGACAGGCACAGAAACGGCATTTCCCACTGCGGTATAGCGCAAAGTGTCTGTATCTTCAGCGTTTACATCGTACCCCCCTGGTAAAGCCCAAAAATCTGGGAACCCTTGTAGGCGCTCATATTCCTTGGGTGTCATACGCCGCACACCATCATCGCATACAACATAAGTTCTGCTCCAGTCCGTTCCAGTATGGCGACCGGAGGTAGCCGCCAGACAATAGGCAACCTTTGGTACTTTCGGGTATTCATTAGGAGCCGAAGCTTCCGTTATGAAATCTTTCCTTTCATTTGTGGTTTTGTGGGCTCCGTCTGCATCGAACATTACACGCATTGCCTTGACAGGAGAACCCTTCCAACAGCAGAGATATACGCGAGGGCGGGACTGAGGTACACCGAAGTACCTACTGTTGAAAAGGCGCCAAGCAACTGCATAGCCCATAGATGTCATTCGCTGAAGAATTACACCAAAATCTCGACCACCATTTGAGTTGAATAAACCCTCTACATTTTCTATAACTACAACTTCTGGCTTTTTTTCGTCAATCAGGGTTGCAAATTGATAAAATAAACCTGATCTGGTGCCGCCAAGCCCCAAACGCTGAGATGCTCCCCGTGCAACAGAGATATCTTGACACGGAAAACCACCACACCAAACCTCTGCATCAGGAATATCAGATGCCCTTACTTCACAAATATCCTCTGCGCGTTTAGCGTTAGGCCAATGGGTTGACAACACCTCGTTACAAAACGGATTGATTTCACAAAGAAACTCCGTCTTAAACCCATTTTTTTCAAAGCCAAGATCAAAACCACCTATCCCGGCAAAAAACGAATTCAAATGATACATACATTTCCCTCCGAAGTAGAAGATTTCATTCCATTGCGCTCTGTCCGCTTTTTACCCATTCTTCCAGTTCGGATCGTTTGAACTTCCACTGTTTGCCTATTTTGTGGGCGGGTACATTTTTATCTTTTATCCATTTACGTAATGTAACAGGTTTGATATCAAGAAACAACGCTGCATCTTCAATACTGATATAGTTCTCATTAATTAAGTTAGACATATTTGCACACCTCGTCTTCGTATGTTTGCGCAGTATTGCTTCTATATTATATCAGATATTTGTGCCTTTTTCAAGCTGTTTGAGCATCTTTCTTGCTTTTTCCGCTATTTAGTGATATTTGCAATACCGAAGGGTGTGCTTCAAATCACTCTAACTCTATTGTAAATACAGTCCAATAAAACGGACATCACTATGTAAGCTACAAAAATTTCAAAAAAAATTTTTTGGGTGGACACAGCGTGTCCGACAAAACAGGGCTTATTTACATCATACAACTTTACCGCACCCTCTCCGATGAGCCGATCCGCTCATTTGGAGAGGGATTTTTGTGTCTTTACGTCCAAAACTGGCGGACACGCCGCGTCCGGGTCAAATGGCATCCTTTCTTCTATAATTAAAGCACAGTCAGACGGGACGCCCGTTGGCTGAACAATTTAATTATTCAAAGCCTGATTTGCAATAAGGGCCGAGGATACAAATATTGTCACCCCACTACATTACGGTGGGGCTGCAATATCGGTACCCTGTTCTTGTTGTGCCCAAATTAGGCTCCAAGGGTCTGTGTATCGAATTGCACAGACCTTTTTGTGTCCTTCCGCCCTCCGCTAACCAGGCGGAAAGGACAACCTATGAAAACCAACGAAAATCAGAAGTCAACCCGTGAGCATAAAGTCTACATCCACCGTCTCAAGACCTGGGTAGAAGTGACCGAAGAACAGTATTATGCCTACTATCGAGATATTTGGGTTACCCGCAAACGCGCCCAGGCACACGGTCAGTGTATGTGTCCCAAGTCCAAGACCTGGATGTGCGATGGCGACTGCCTCGTCTGTGAGTTCCGAGCCGCCGGAGACAACCTCTCTCTGGATTACACGGTTGAGGACGGCGAGGGCAACCAGAAAAGTTGGGCAGATGACCTGCCAGATGATACTCCCAACGCACAGTCCATTATGGAGGATCGTGAACTGCTCTGCGCATTGTATCAGAAGTTGCAGGAACTCGACCCCGAAGGTCGCCGCATCTGCGAACTGATTATGGAAGGCAAATCCGAGAGGGACATCGCTTCCATCATGGGCTATAACAATCAAAGTGCCGTGAACTACAGAAAACAGAAAGCCTTTGACAGGCTCCGTATTCTGCTCGGTGACTACATCTAAAACCTGCTCCAGTCATCGTTTCGGTGACTGGAGATTTTTTTGAAATTTTTCTTTGTTTCTCTGTTCAAACACACATCTCATCTCCAGTGGGTAGTGGAAAGAGCAAAAAAACCACACCGCTCCTTCCAAGGAGGTGAACAGGATGTACGAAGCCCGGAAGAAACGCGGCACCGGCACTGACCAGGAACTTATCGATGTTCTCACGGCCATCAGTGTGGTGTCCAGGCGACTGGCTATGAAGCTGGCGCTGATTCAAAGTCAATCTACGGAAGGAGGAAAACAGGATGAGCAAAATGAGCGATATGGCCGCAACCATCGAAGAGCTGCGCACTGCTGCTGCCGCTATTAACGACGTCGCCAACTGGCTTGCAGAGATGTTCAGCGGTGCAGGAGGTGCAGAACCGACTGCTCCCGCCGAACCCGCACTGACTTTAGAACAGGTCAGAGCCGTTCTCGCAGATAAGTCCCGCCAGGGTCATACCGCTGCGATCCGCTCCCTGCTCCAGAAGTATGGTGCCGCCAAGCTGTCCCAGATCGACCCCGCCCACTACAAGGCACTGCTTGCCGATGCGGAGGTGCTGACCGATGGCAAATAAACACGCTGTTCTGTCAGCATCCTCTTCCGAACGGTGGATCAACTGTCCGCCTTCCGCTCGGCTCTGCGAGAACTACGAGGATAAAGGCAGTGATTATGCCGCCGAAGGCACCGATGCCCACACCCTCTGCGAGTTCCGTCTGAAGCAGGCTCTGGGGATGCCCACAGAAGACCCCATCGAAAATCTCTCCTGGTACAACGAGGAGATGGAGGAATGTGCCGCCGGATATGCCGCTTATGTGGTAGAACTCCTGGAAACGGCAAAACAGGCCTGTGCTGATCCCGTGGTCATGATCGAACAGCGGGTGAACTTCTCTCGTTGGGTTCAGGACGGCTTTGGAACTGCCGACTGCATCGTTATCGCTGACGGCGTGATGAACATCTGCGATTACAAGCATGGTAAGGGCGTTGAGGTCAGCGCCGTGGCAAATCCCCAGATGATGCTGTATGCCCTGGGTGCCTTGGAAATATTCGATGACATCTACGACATCGATACCGTCCGCATGACCATCTTCCAACCCCGAAAGTCCAATGTCAGCGTGTACGAGATGGAAAGAGCCGATCTGCTCGAATGGGCAGACACCGAACTTACCCAGAAAGCGAAACTGGCCTACAAGGGTCAAGGCGACTTCCACTGCGGCGAGTGGTGTCGCTTCTGCAAGGCAAAGGCTGAATGCAGAGAGCGCGCCGAAGCGAATATGGCTCTTGCCCGATACGATTTCCAGGCTCCTGCGCTCCTCGATGATGAGGAAATTGCAGATATCCTCGGCAAGGTCGATGCGCTGACTGCTTGGGCATCTGATGTGAAGGAATATGCCCTTCAGCAGGCTATCAGCGGTAAGGACTGGAACGGGTGGAAATTGGTCGAAGGCCGTTCCAACCGTAAGTACACCAACGATGCCGTTGTCGCCGCCACCGTGGAGAACGCGGGCTTCGACCCCTATGAGCGCAAAGTTCTCGGTATCACCGCAATGCAGAAGATGCTCGGCAAATCCCGCTTTGAGGAACTTCTCGCTCCCTACATTGAAAAGCCGCAAGGCAAACCCACGCTTGTGCCGGAGAGCGATAAACGTCCGGCAATGAATACCGCAAAAAATGATTTTATGGAGGAATTTTAATATGTCTACTAACACAACCAGAGTCAACAACCCTATGAAGGTCATCACCGGTCCCGACACCCGTTGGTCTTACGCCAATGTCTGGGAGCCTAAGAGCATCAACGGCGGCACTCCCAAGTACAGTGTCAGTCTCATCATCCCCAAGACCGATACCAAGACGGTTGCAAAGATCAAGGCGGCAATCGAAGCCGCCTACCAGGAGGGCCAGTCCAAGCTGAAGGGCAATAGCAAGAGCGTACCTCCTCTGGCTGCTATCAAGACCCCTCTGCGCGACGGCGATATCGAGAGACCTGATGATCCCGCCTATG